CTATGCATACCCCAACATTTCCTTGATTCTTGCATTCTCTTCCATGATGCGCCTACGCTCCTCTTCCCATTCCATTTCTCTTAATGCCTCACGCTCTACCTCACTCATCCACGTTCTTTGGAAATTCTCAACACCTACATGCTGATAGCTGTGTGCTGACAGATATTGCTCAAAGTACGGTTTAAACTTTCGGCATTTGTGTGGCATCCTGAGCGTTCTCATTGCCTTGCTTTCCAAATTCTGCACCGCACCTGCAGCAATGCCAAGAGCCTCTCCTGTATCTTTCCTGGTCATGCTCTGCTGGTATCTTTTCCTGATGACTTCTGACTGCTCCTTTGGCAGTTTATCAACAGCAATCCACAATTCTTTCTTCATGGCAGCAGTATCTAATCTTTCAGCTACATCCGCCTCTATATCTTCATCTGATGCTATGGTATCCTCAATCGTGAAATCTTCCTCTTCTCCGCCCACAACTTCGCTCAGGCTCTTTGTCTGCCCGATTCTCGCATTTTCCTGTATTGTGTAGAGCTTTTCCCGGTCAACACCTAAAAGATGGCACAGCTCACGCTCAGACGGCTCACTGCCATAATATTGGCGATATTCCCGCAATATCTTCTTGTATTTCGCTATCCATTCTCTCGCATGGACCGGAAGTCTTACCACACCACCGCAATTATCAATATAACGCTGCATGATCTGCTTAATCCAAAAGCCTGCGTAACTGATGAACGCCACGCCCTTATCCTCGTCATAGTGCTCTACTGCTGCACACAATCCTATATAAGCCTCTTGTTTTAAATCTTCTATTTCTGCATATCCCGAATATTTCAATGCCATTTTATGAATGAATCCATGATTCTGATCATACAGGGCAAGCATATTATCTGCGGTATCAACTCCGGCTCTGATTCGGGCAACTAACTGTTCATTGTCCATCTTTTACGCCACCTTTCAAAAATACCCCGAACAATCAAAACTGAAAGCCCGAGGTATTTATATTATTTTTACACTGCAGCTTTATTCTGCTGGTAGTAAATCGCCTTTTTCTTGTTATCTAGTACAAACGCATCATATACGATACGCCCCTCTACCAGTTGTCCGTTGATTCCCGGTGGATTCTGATGTGTGTTGTAGCTCTCAAGCTTTGTAGGCGTTACTGTCGCACACGGATGCGCTACCATAAAACCGAAGTCTTCCGGAAGTCTTGAAGCTGGCACCTTGATCACATTCAAACCGTCAAGATTTGAAATTACGCCTTTCAGCCTCAAATCATTTCCGATGTCCGTATCCATTACAATATCTTTACTTTGCTTCATCAACACATACACATCAGGGGTAACGACAATACTCCTGCCTGTTTCCGGAACTAACGCATTATCTAGTGCGCTGTTTGCATTGATAATTTCTGTGTAAATATTCTCGGCTGTTAATGTGACTGCTGCCGGCTTTGTTCCCGCTCCGCTGCTCATCACATCGTATGTGTAAGAATCTACCTCCGGGATAATTACTTCTCTTTGCTGTCTTGCTAATGCTGTAGATGCTGCTAATGTCTGAGCTGTTTCGTCTGTGTCTAATGCATCAATCGCAAACGTGAAAGAACGGTCTTTCTTAAGCGTAAATTCTTCAGTAGTAGCAGATAATGATTCTACTTTCCCATAGCGTGACCAGTTATCTCCCGCCGCTCCATTTCTTCCGTAGTCGTTCATCGTACCAGTACCAATCTTATACACCTTAACCGTATGTGCTCCTGTCCAGTCAAAATCCTGGTTAGTCAGAAGTGATAGTTTACTTTCTGCCGTGAAAATCTCATCGACATAGGGTGCGAACTTAATCGCCAATTCTATAGCCATGTTATAACCTCTTTTCTATCTATTTAAGTCCCATAGCCTCCCGATAGGGGTCTGCTTTTGATTTTACACCATTTTGCCTCTGTCCCCATGTTTTTCGCTTTTCGGTGTTTGGGACATCCTCACTCAATTTCTTAATTTCTTCGATTGCTTTATCCAGTGATTCCTCGTCAGTATATCTTAATACGTCCGCAAGGCTTGACGGCATACCTACATCAAATAGCCTTTCTCTAGCCATTAAGCGAAGTTCTCGATCTGCCAATTCTTTTTCTTTGTCTGCCCCCGATGAGGAACTCTCTGTTTTTTCCTTTTCACGTGAAAGGCGTTTACGGATAATTTCGTTCACTTCCTCTTGCGTGAAAGTTCTTTCTTCGCTATTTTCCTGCGCTTCTACAGTGTTATTGATTCTTTCATTACCATCCATGATAACCTCCTATTTAACGTCTAGTAGACTTATTTTTTTGAGCCTTTTCCCTCATGCTCAGGAGTCAAGTCAACGGTTACTAATTTTATGAACATGAATTTGAGCAAATAAAAAAGGACGCAAGAACAATTATAGCTGGATTTAAACTATAATCATTCCCACGCCCTGTATAGGCTTACACACAGAAGAGGAAAATCATTGCGAAAGGAGTTTTTAACTTCGTGTGCGGTACTCATATTATTCTATTTGCTCTAAAATAATTATATCAAATATCACAGTTTATTGCAATGTTCTTTTCATAAATTCCAGTAGTTTCTTGCACTCTTCTGATTTACTGAAATTTTCTGCCAATAGCTTCATAACTTCCCGCTGCCTTTTCTTTCTTCTCCGGCTCTCTCCGCTCTTGATACCTCCCTTTCTTCCCATTTCCCGTAGTTCGCTCGGGCTTCGTTCCGTGTTCGGTATTAAATTTGAATCATTCACAATTCAGCCCCCTCTCCCGCTTCGTTCGGGCTTCGCTCACGGTTCGAGACACCGTAAGCCCTTTTATACTTCCCTTTTGCCGGTTGTTTCTTCCAACTCTTCACAAGAGAGGAAAGAGGTCTTGTAACCTCTTCTAGCTCCTCATCTGTGGTATATGATATTTTAATCTTCACGCTCATATTGTACACCCCTGTCTCGAATAAAAGCCCTGTGCGAGATTGTATAGATTTGTCTAAGTCGTCTTTCATCCATGATTCTATCTACCATTTCATGTATGTATTAATTGGCTTCATTGACAGCACCTGCCTTTCTTCTTGCTCGTTCTGCTCTTTTTCCTTGAATGATGCCGTAAGTATACGCTTTCCACATGTGAAACCGTTCATCTGAAAAATCATACTTCTTGATAATGCCATCAAAAACATGCTTCGGATAGTCAACATATTTTTCTTTCTGACTTCCTAACATCTTCATAACTTCTCCAACCCTACGCAGTTCTATCAATTTATCTAAAAGGCAGACGGTTTCATAATGTGGATTATCTTTTGACTTTTCTCTGAAATCGGTTCGTTTTTCGTCTGTAGTTGATAGATACTTTTCACACATTGTAAGATATAAGTTATAGTTCTTATTATCTTTGTTTAGTACCAACGCCTTATCTTCTTCGTCAATAAAAGCTGTTAATGTAGAGATTGAACTTCCATCATTCCACAATTTCAAAAAACTTTGCACTTGCTGCATAGTTAAATCTCCAATTCTGCACGCTTTTATGTTTAGTTCTTCATTAATTACTTTATATTCCATAATTCCGCCTATTCCTTTCACTGAATATCTGTTATAATATTCATGTATCATTTCTTAAACGCTGGCAGGCATCAAGATAGATACATGGCCCTTGTCTAATTGCTGTTAGATGAGGGCGTTTTTCTTATTATTTTTCAAAATGCTCTTTGAACTTCAGTCTTATCCGCTCCACAGTAAGTCGATCAAGTTCCTCTTTTATTTCAAGTGCTTTGCCCATTAATGAATCAAATTCACTAGAATACGGAGCTACATTTTCAAAATTCGCCTCTATGCTCTTGAGCCTCATTGTATTAATATAAATCTTCTGCTCTATTTCTTCTAAATCCATTTTTTCCTCCCTTCGGACACTTTGAACAGTTTTACCCCTATTTCTATATAGCATATTGTATTAAGGCGTTTAAGGTGTATTAAGGTGTACAGCTATCCACCTTATACGTCTTAATCTTCTTGTTTCAACAAACTCTTTTATATAAGTGTTCCAGTGTTCCATATAGTATAAATATGCTTACAGCCCTTAATTTTACTAGGTTTGTTGGTGGAACACTCGACGGGACACTTTGGAACACTTCTATTTTTGTACGGAACGCTTTGAAAATCCTCGTTGCCGTCCATAATCTGTCCCGAATCGCAAATTGTCTCGCATCCATTCCGGTTTATCTTTTAAAATTTCTGACAAGATACCGTTGATTTGTCTTGTATCTCCCTGCGCCATATCAGCCTTTGCTCTGTGGAAACATTCGACCCAAATTTCTAAAGCGCATATCTTATCCCTTTCCATCGTTTCACCGGTATATGTTTTAGGGTCATATAAACGTCTTGAATCAGCATCCATAGAATACCAATTGACCGGGATAGGTATTTTTAAGAACTCCTCAATAATTCCTTTCCGTGGGTCTTCATGCTTGTGTGCTTCCTGCTCCCTTTCTGCAGCTTCTGCCATTTCTTTATCCGGGAAAATTTGTTCCCCCATTGCCCAATAACAATACGCCTCTGCCCACATCTGATCAATCACTTTTTGCAGGTCCTCAAATACATTTTTTAAAGGCGTACTTTTTCCCACATCTATCGGCCAAAATCTTCTGTTTCCGGTGTCATCTTTTAAAAACTCTCTTTCGTTTGATGTCCCAATCAAAATACTTTGTCTTTTATGGGTCACTGTTGCCCTGCCATATGCTGGGCGGTACTTATCCTCTTTTGTAGAAAGGAATGATTTTATGGTACCTGCATCTGTCCGATTCATGCCGTCCATTTCTGAAATCTCAATCACCCATGAGCCGAGTATTTTTTCAGCTGCAGTCTTATCTTTCATATCTGTGATTTTAAGGCTGTCACTATACCAGTCCTTTCCCATGATACGGATGAAAGTACTTTTCCCGATTCCTTGGGCACCTATGAGCGTCGGCAGGTAATCAAATTTGATGCCCGGAGAAAATATACGGGCAACCCCCGCACAGAATATTTTTCTTGCAGACTTTCTTATATATGGCGTATCGTTCGCGCCAAGAAAATCAATAAAAGCCGAATCAATACGTTTTACGCCGTCCCAGTGCAGGCTTTTTATATACTCTCTTACACTGTGTACTGCTGTCTGTTCTATAAAGGTGTCGAAAGCGTCCTGTATTTTCCCACTTCCCGTTATACGGTATCTTGTCTCAAGATACACCCTAAGCCCCGCCATATCCGTATCCGAGAAATCTCGTTTATCATTTCCTGATTTCCACGGTGTCTCCCGTAATACGTAAATACGATTAGAAAAATCATCTTTCTGAAAAGCACCTTTCAACAGCGGGTCATTTGCAAGTATCAGCATGACATTATTTGAAGTGCTCAATACTTTGCCGTCTCCATTAATTTCCAGGCTTTTAATCCATTCCCCTGCGTTATCTGTCCTCTCCTCTTCCGGAAATTTGCTGATAATATTTTCTTTTTTGACTGCGGGGTCTTGTAATGCCATTTCACACATTTTAGAATAACTTTCAAGCTTTGTGCTTGGCGTATCCGGTTTTGCATCCTCGTCAAAATGACCAAATTTATGCATCCTAACAAGGTCGAACGCATTACACAGCCTACCTGATGCGGGGTCTGTTGCGTGATTGCTGTATAGGAACTTCCCACCTTCATAGAGTACTGCTCCACCGGTTGTAGATCCACGGGTATATGTATACCTGTCATTTCCGCACGGCTCATAACTTTCCGAAAGATATTTTTCAATTACTGCAGGAATGTCATATACTCTGCAGAACGCACCCACGACCCCATTTTTCTCAGTAGGATCTTGCTGCCTTTTAATATTTCTTTCAATACGTTTATCTAATTCAGAAACTTTCGGCCACTCTTTCACTCTTTTCCAGTTTTCGTACATATTAAGCACACCATCTGCTGATAGAAAAGGATTGTCCCCATATTGAAACACATATTCGGCCCCTTTACAAATACTCGGCCAATACATAAAACGCTCTACCTGAAATGTTGTAGGATCACAGTAATCTATTCCGATTAATTCGGCCGTCTTCCGGGCTATTGGTTCATATTCATCAGGGAGCACGTCCCTATCAGTTGGAACGATAACACGCAAACGTGGAGCTGCTCCCTCATGCTTTCGGGTACTGTACACCACATATGAACAGCCTAGCCCGGCTATACGCTTCAAAAGATTCCCTGTCTCACCTGCAGGTATATTGTCCATGTCAAGGGTTATTAAGCACCTGCTTTTCACACTGCCACTCTTTCTCCTGTTTCCAGTGAGAACACCGCCAATAAAACCTCCTATGTCTTTTAACTCGTCTTGTTGTGCTTTCGTAAGTTGCCTATATTCTGCCTGTGTCTCTTTAGATTCTGCAGGAGAGGACAAGTTTTTGATGAAATCAGACCACATAATAACTCGTGTTGTCCAACTCGTCTCTTTTCTATTTCTCCCAACTGCAATGTTTAACTCTCTGTTATATTTCATGCTGTTACCGTCTCCCCTGCGTTTACCCCGAAGAACCTTTCTTGAAAATATGCCACCGGGACGCGCCCACGACACACAAGATACCCTTTCTCTTCCAGCTCTTTATTCATTTGCCGAATGTATTGGTAACTTTTACTCTCAGACACCTCAAGAATCTCTGAAATGTCTTTCGCCGTGTATACCTGCTTACTCATTTAATCAACTCCTTTCAATCACTTCACGCACTGGCAGGCGTATTTTATTCTGTTTCAATGATTTCCAAAACATCAACACCGAGAGCCTTTGCAATCCTGCCCAATGTCTCCGGCCTTGCTTCTACCCTCCCATTGATTATCCCGCATAGAGTTCCTTTCGGAATCCCTGCAGCAACCAAGTCTTTTTGACCCATGCATGATCTTGCTCTTGCAAGTTCGTATTTTTGTCTGTTAAGTTTCATCTTTTTATCACCTCGCTTTCAGAACATTTTTGTTCTGTAGTTTTAATATATAGTACATTTTTGTACTTGTCAATAGTTTTTTAGAACTTTTTTGTTCTGTACATTTATCTTTAAATGTGCTATTCTATTCTCAAATAGAAAGAGGTGATAAGTAAGATGTCAACATACACGGGAGATATAATAAGAAAATATCGAACAGAAAAAGGGTTAACACAGAAAAGACTCGGCGAATTATGCGGTATTGCTGACTCTGCTATCAGAAGATATGAGGCAGGAAACGCAAACCCTAAAATAGAAACACTTCAGAAAATAGCTGATGCCCTAGAAATACCCGTAACCCGTCTTAGTTCCAAGATACTCATAAGTAATGAAGAATTAGAGCTAGAATTATCAAAATATGGGTTAGAGAACCTAGTTCCGGAATCAAAAGAAGAACGGATAGTATTGGAAAATTGTAAAAAACTGAATGAAACAGGTAAAAAGGAAGCTGCAAAAAGAGTAGAAGAACTTACACATTTAGAAAAGTATACAAAATAGAATAAATCAATTATCTTCAACCATTTCACGCACTGGCAGGCACGAAATGAAAGGAGATAAACACATGGCAGTATATAAAGATAATGATCGTGGAACATGGTACTGCAAATTCTACTATACTAACTGGCAAGGGGAAAAGAAACAGAAATTAAAGAGAGGGTTC